CAATAAATCGCATTGCTGTCCCTCCAACTATCAAAAACAAGGTTTCCAGATATAAGGGTAATTCTATCCTCGCATTCGCTTATATCGGATTCAAATTTCTCATAGCATTCAGCCCATACAACCACAGGAAGCAATGCGCCATTGTTGTCAAGAGTAATTTCAGCAAAAGTTCCTTTTTTACTGTTTCGTGTTTTGACTTCCTGAACAACGCCCATGACATATTTGCCTTTCCCAATGGAGCGTTCCAAAAAGAAAGAAGTAGGCTCCACGTATTGATGATTTTCTTGAATGTACTTGTCGACAATAAGCCTTTTGTAATTAATAATTCCAAGACCACAAAGCTGTTTTTGTAAAAGTGTCCACTCATAGTTTTTTTCGGGCAAAGTGCTTTTATCAAATTCCTCTTTCCTGAAAGCTGCAAATTCATCAATAAGCCTTTCTCGTTCGCTTGGATAAACAATGCCTCCTATTTCATCAAAAGCTCCGCACAGGATTAAATTGAACATTGCTTTCTTATTCAGAACGCTCTTATCAACCCTGTTCAATAGCTCTTCGTAAGAAAAAAACCTTCCTTTCTGCCTTTCCTCTAATAATTTATCAACGGCAGCAGCTCCCACGTACTTAATTGATCCAATAGACCAATAAATAGAGTTTGCTTTAGACTGGCAACTAAATCCCCTTTCAGAGTGGTTTATGTCTGGTGGAAGCAATTTTAAGGACTTGTCCTCGCTTATCTCAGCAACCCTTTCAAATATCTTATCTCCTGCATGCTGCAAAGAAACAGTCCAGTATTCTATTGGGTAGTGTACTTTAAGGTACTGACAGATATATCCTGTAATTGCATAACAGGCAGCATGTGATTTATTGAAACTATATCCTGCAAATACCTCAATATTATCCCAAAGCTCCATAGCCTTGATTTTCTGATAACCATTTTCAAAAGCCCTCTCAATGAATATTTGCTTGTACTCCTGCATCTTGTCCCAATTCTTCTTTCCAATAGCTTTCCTGATTCCATCGGCTTCTGACATAGAAAAGCCAGCTATTGCACGAACGGCTTTCATAATTTGCTCCTGATACACCAAAAGCCCGTAAGTTTCTTTTGTTATCTCTTCAAGTCCCTTATCGTAGATAACTTTTGACGTTCCATTTTTCCTTGAAACATAGTCATTATGAGCCCCTATCTCAATGGGTCCCGGTCTATACAACGATACTGCTGCGATAAGATCATTTATATTTTCAGGATGTAATTGTTGGCAATAGGAAGAAAGACTTGTTGTCCCAAATTGAAAAACATCCTGATTCAAGCCTTGCTGAAACTTAGTGTAAACAGCATCGTCATCCAAGGGAACCGAAAATACATCAATTACATCCTTGCCATTTGCCTTAATAAGCTCAATTATGTCCGCAAACTTTTGAAGCTGCTTTAATCCAAGCAAATCTTCTTTCAAAAATCCTGCTTGCTCAATATAAGTACCTTCCCATTCTGTTACAATGACCCCATCCATAGACTTAACCGGAAGTAGGTCAAACACCTCTACTTTTTTACCGTCTTTTATTTTAGGAGCAATAACAATTCCTGCTGCGTGTACCGAACTATTCTTTTGTTGATTTAAGAGCAACGGGAGCATAGAGATAATTTTGTAATTGCGCTGAACAAAAGCCCTCAGTTGCCTTTTCTGAGCTGCTGTTAAAAACAATTCAGTGTAGCTGTATTCAGGCTCTATCATTGCAGTGATATAGTTAACTGTTTGAGGGGTGTCAGCAGAAAGGTGTCTGCATAAGTCCTGTATAGCCTGTTTAATTTTAAAAGTCGAGTAAGTTCCTATTGAAACTACGTTGTTTTTACCGTATCTTTGTTCAACATATCTTTTTAAATCATCACGCATAAAACTTTGAAAATCACTATCTATATCCGGCATTGCACCGCTTTCTATCCTCGCTTTATTCAAGAATCTTTCAAATAAAAGCCCGTATTTTATAGGGTCTATCTTAATAATCCCAAGACACATCGCAATCAAACTTCCTCCAGAAGATCCACGGCCTACACCAGTTAAAATATTTTCCTTATTACAGAACTGAACTATGTCATAAAGAATAAGGAAGTAGTCAACAAAACCACCACTGCTTATTACATCGAACTCTTCTTCTAATCGGTCAATGTATTCATCAGTAACTAAATCGTTCTTTTCAAGAAACTCGGTGCAAAAAGTGAGCATCATTTCTTCATTGGACTCATATTTTTCAGATTCTTCCTGAGTCATTTCATAAGAGGGGAGAAGCCTTTCATGTGTAGGTATCTCAAAATTGCACGATTCGCCCACCTGTTTAGCTGCGCTTACGCAATCTCTATGAAAATACAGTCCTTGTTCATTGTCATAGAAAAGCCCTTTAACGTCCTCCAAAATACTTTTTGGTGTTTTGTAGTGTTGATATTCACTTTGATGCTGCCACCCTACTTTTCCAATCTTGTTCAATGCGTTTTTAACAACATGGTCTTTTTGCTCAAGATAAAAAGAGTCGCAAATAAGTATTGGCTTGATAAAAGACTTGAATTTATCAATATACTCTTTGAAGTTTAATAGGTAGTTCTTGTCCGTTTCGTTTGATGCCCACCTTACGGTATCTACTTGAAAATAAACTGAATCAAACAACTTCTTGAATTTATTGATAAGGCTTACTGAAAGCTTTGTTGCGCCACCTATCACGCAAATAAGCCCATCGCTGTATTCAAACAAATATTCAAAGGGAACAATTTTGTCTTCGCTGAATACATTTACCTGAGAGTTTATTCTAAGAAGGCTTTGCCAACCTGTTTGGGATTGGACGTAAAGCTTGATCTCAATTATTTCAGAGTCAACCCTTACATCTATTGTTTCACCAATAACAAAAGGTAGGTTGTTTTTCTTACATTCATTTTGAAAGGGCAGTGTGCCAGCCAAAGTATTCTTTTCACAAATACCTAAATGACTTTGTTCTAAAAACAGGGCTTTTTTGACCCAATCATTGTAGTTTTTGGAACCATTGCACAGTTCAAATTTACCCCTCATTCCCAAGTAAGGAAAATCAGATGTCTCTTTATCAGTTGACTTCCCTAAATAGACAAGTTCCTGAAGTTCTATTTCATCCTGCTCAAAATCTATAATGTAGTGCCTACCACCGAAACAAGCAGTAAAATGGGTGCATTCGTAGTTATCAAAAACATGAAATTCTTTTTGAGTAACCACTAATTGACCAGATCCGTCTATTAAAGTTTCCCTGTAAGGGAGATTGTAACAAAGACGGTCTGCAATTAAATAAACATTTTCGTGTTGCTTCTCAAAGGCTATGGAATTAGCCTTCAAATACTGTTCTAAGGAATCCATTTTTTCAATCTGTTTTTTCAATCTGTTTTTAGTTTGTTTGGCTTACGAAAGGATTCTTGACATTTGGTCAAAATTCACTTCATAAGATTCTCCGCTATTTTCTTCGACAAGTGCGGATTCGGAAAGGTAGTTTATTCTCCTGACCTTCCCTACAATATTTTCGTTTTCGTTCAAACTTACTTTCACATCAACGCCTTTGCAGAAGTAATTTCTTACATCCCAATGACGCTGTTTTTCTTTATTAGCTTCGTTTGGATAATAAAATTCAGGAATCCCGTAACCAATAATATCATTAAATACTTTTGCGTAAGCATCCTTAAATGAGAAGATGGAGCTAAGGTTGTTTAATTCAGCAATTTCACCAATCTTTTTCTTTTTCGTCTCTGCTGACCTCTGCCAATACTCCTTGTCTTTTGGAATGGGGTACACCTGCTCTCTTATCCTGCAATAAATATATTCTTTCTGTAAAACCTCAAAAAACTCATGCACGCTTAACTTTCCCATACTTTTTTTTAATCTATTGATATCAATGTTCCCGTGAAAAACTGGATAGGTGTTTTTTTAGCAGACATCATTTTTTTAAATTCTAAAATTGAAACTTCCCCTGCATCCTTTCCGATAGGCGATAAAATTACAAAAACTTTATCAAAGTGCGACTCCAAAGCAAAAGAATGTTTATTTATTACCTTTATTACATCTGGATCAAAACATAAAATAAGATTCAATTTTTCTTGCTTGTTCTTTATTTGCTTAATCTGCCCGTCTGAAATTTTAGCCCCAAAAGTACATACACAAACAAACCCCTCGTTAAAGTTGCAAAAGACCCTATCTACATTAATCTTATCAAAGATACCTTCAACAACAATTATCGTATGAGTTGTTTTGTTTATTTCGTTTAGACCGTACACAAGCTGGGCAAAATCAGTGGACTTTGAATTACTGTACTTTGGAATATCCTTGCCAGTATAATTTCTGCCAACAAGTCCTTTTAACTCATTATTTTGATAGATAGGAAAGACTACATAGTTTGTGTACTTAGGCTCTATTCTAACAGAACCCACTTCATACCTTTCAAAATCATTTTCAGTAAAACCACGCTCATTTATCAAGTAAGAGTCTTGTTTTGTACCGCCTTTGACATAAAGCCTCTTATAGCCCAAAGGAAGGCTTATTGTAGGCATTTCATTTAAACTAAGTTTAAGTTTTTCTTTCACTTCATCAAGCAATCCCAAATCAAGAGGCTTTGTGTAGTTTACCGTATTGGTCAAGTCATCCCTGCCAAGGAACTTTAAGAGCTTATGTATGCTTTGCCCTGCCTCTCCACACTCTTTTTTCCTGAAACAGCCAAAAGGATGGTTGAGCTTACTTATGGATATACCGAACTCATCATGATCACAATAAGGGCAATTGCCATAGACATTGTTACCCTGAACCCTTGCTCCCTTTATGAGCGACTTTAATTCGTCAAGTTTGAGTTTAATCACACCATTTTGTGTTTATGCTTTTGAGCTTTCTTTCATTTCGTTTCTTTGTTCAATTCAATATCCCAAAAATGTTTCCTCGTCCTGTGAACATCATAAAACCTTCCAATGTCAAGTGCTTGATAAATATGCCTTGTCCTGCCAAATTTATGAAACCTAAACTTCTCTTCATAAATCCTCAAAACACCCTTGTCGTACTCGTCTTTTGTTTGGTTCAAAGTAAGAAAATAAGAGAATGGCTTAACAGCAGCTTTATACTCTGCTATATCCGAACGTGTCATAACATACTCAGGGTCGTTCCACTTCATTTCCTTAATATCGTTCGCCTGAGTAGAAGTTAAGGTCGCCATGTGCTTGAATTCAGTAGCAAGGTTGGTTATCTTATTTGCAACATCCTCTCTTCTTTTTCTCTCCCCTGTTTGATCGTTATTATACCTGCCCCTTGAATTGAATATTTCAAGATAGTCAAATATAGCTAAATCCACTTGACCAATTGTTTTTTCTATTTCAACAAGAACCTCTCTGCAATCCTCAATATACATGGAATCAAATTGCTCAGAAGCTATGACGATTATCTCCCCTCCACCCCGAACAATATCCTGATGAACTCGCTTAATCTTGATTTCTTTTTGTGCGGAGACCTGACCGAACTCTATACACTCCAATGAAATAGAAGTCCAGGCAGCATCGTATCCATCCAAACAGTCCTCTTCTGTACCCTCTGCTTGAAAATGCACCACCCTGTTACCGCACCTTGCGTTATGAAGCCCAACCCAACGCTTTAAAGTTGACTTTCCACCACCTGACCTTCCAAGAATAAGAGCCGATGTTCCTCTTTTAATCCCTCCCCGTGTGTCATAATCAATGGAGTCTATTCCAAAAGGAACTTTGCCCATATGTATATCTTCAGGCTCTTTCTGCTTTCTTTTCTCCTGTCGCTTTTCAAATCCACCAAACACCGTAGCATAAACGGACTTCTTTAAATTGAAGTTATGTATCTGTTCGGACTCCACCGCCATTGTCTTGATAGACTCTTCCGCTTTGCCTTGATTATAAAGTTCAACAACCCTCCCCTGCAAATCAATGAACATAACCTTACGCAAAAACACCTCAAACATTCCGACTATCTGCTCTTTCTTTTCCATTATGACCACTTGGGACATTTCGGAAAGAACATCAAGACCCTTTTGGTCTTGTTTCAACATCTCGTTTAATACGCCAATAGTAGGAGGCTTAGATGTTATTTCGTATTGTGATTTAATGGCTCTCCAAACAGACTTATACCCATCGGAAGGCAAAAAGTGGTATTTTAAATGCTGATGAACAACAGTAATAATACTATTGGATGTTATACATCCCTTGAAAAGCTCCACCAAAAAATTCTCACTTAACTGCTGCATCTTACTGAATATAGTTTTTCATTGCTTGATTTTAATATTTCCTTACAATCTACCTTAAACTTACATCTAAGGCAATACAACGACTTTGGGTCATAAAGGGATGTCTGCTCCAAGCACCTAACAAAACCCTCCCCCTGATTAAAATAAAGTGCCCTGTACCTATCATCTATTCCCCTTGCAACAGAAGGATTGAAGTTTTCTTTCTCTTCCTGCAAAAACTCAGATCGTATAATATGGTATTTTATCACAAAACCACACCTATCAAGCATAAAATCAAATTCCTTGTTCCTGCCAAAATACCTGTCAACTGCCTTTTTACCAATTAGCCATTGAAGCCTGACCTTATCAAAAGCCTTAATGTCCAAGGCACACCAATAGTTAAACTGATAAATAAAGTAATAGTAATACCATCTTTGACCCCTTGAGTGCGGACTTATGATTTTGTCCAATCTGCTTACAAAAGCCTCAAGCTCCCGAACATCCTTTCTCTGAAAAGCATAGTCCCTTTTATAAAGTTTTCTGTAAAAATGAGAATAAAGGTCAATGACCTTATCTTTGTGAGAACTCATTTAATCATAACTGGGCTATTCCCAACTAGCTTGTTGGCAATTGCTAAATGCTTCTTCAAATCCATTTCAAATCTGTTTTAGTTTATCAAAAAATTGATAACCAAAAATAAAAAACTTTTACTTCTTAAACAAGAAAAAAGAAAGAAATACTAAGAAATGCTTCCGCTTTCGGAGCCTTCGGCATCCCACGTTATTTTAAGCCCTATTTGCTCGGACGTTACAGGCTCAACGCTATTTTCATAATTGCTCTTTAACTGAGCACAGGATTTAGGAGCTACCTCTGTTTTAATAATCTCCCTGCGAAACCAAACGCCTATGTAGGAGTTTGCTGTCAACTGCTCAATGGTAAACGTGTCTCCGGTTATTTCGGACAAAGCCGTACCAACAGGCTTAGAACTGCTATTTGGTATCTTTTCAAAAAACACATTGCCGCAATCGTCCTTTGATGCTGATTCAAAGCCAACAAAGAATTTGGCAACAGAACCACTTGGAAGCTCAAAAGTAAAAGTAATGTCAAGTATCGGGTCAGCAGTATTGTTCTTAAAAGCTATGCAGTAAGTTTCCGTGGCAACATTTATTTCAGATAGCAATGATACTTCTGAGAATAAGTTCTGAAATGTATCATTTGACACTGGACTTATAGAAACAAATCCGCCCACAGACCTGCTTGGTTGATGCTGTGCTTCTAAAGGCTTTAAAGAATTAGTGTAAAATAGCATAATTAAACGTGTCTTATTATAACAAAACCTCTATTTATAGAGCCATCATTAAAAGCTGATGCGTCGAATATACCTAAATCAGTTCTTCCCATACGGATTGTAGTTGACCCATAGTCTATAAAGTTTGACGCTGTTTCAAAAGAAAAAACATTTACTCCACTATCTGTTCGTATTAGTGCAGAAATTTCTCTAACTGAAGAAGGAGCTACACTCAACCCATGAGTTACTAAGACAAAAGGATCTGTTTCCATGTCCCAAATGCCAATTTCAACAGTCTTTGTTTTAAGTAGCCCTAAATACTCAGACTGCAAAGCGGATATATCTGACCTTAACTGCAAATTCTCAACAAGACCCCACTGACCAGAAGTATAGATTTCACGAACCCAAGTATTACTTAATTCATGGTAGGTAAATCTCATCAATATTCCCGAACCAGGAGAAACTACTGAAGAGCTAGTAACAGTACCATTAACCAAAGCCGAACCTTGATTAGATTGGTTAGACCTTTGAATTAATTTTAAATACTCAGAAGTAACAGTAACGACTTCTTGATAAGAAGTTAAATTTACATAATCGGTAACTACCCTTAAAACAAAACCATTTAAATCTATGTCCTCTGCAAGGTTAATAACAAAACTATTTCCATCAACTGCATTTGACTTATTAAGATTTATAAAAAAATCATTGGTTAGCGTAAAAGTTGATCCATAACCAAAGTCATGTTGATATTGCTTCCTCTCCCCTACAACAAGATCATAGACGGAAGCCGAATTATTTAGGTCAGGCAGGCTAATTCTATCAACCCCCGGAACATCGCCAATAATCACATTTGAATAGGCATTGTTTTTTTTCAAGACTTTTATTCTGGAATAATCAGCTCCACCAATTCCCGTAGTTGAATAAGTTTCCCTTTGTCTGTCAACAAGTGGTTTTAAATCACCGTTTTCGTCAAAAGAGTTTTCGTTCAAGTACCCAACAGCGTTTTCCTCAATATTGTAGTATTGAGAATAATCATTGAAATACTTATAGCGATATGTTAAGATATAAAAAGCCTCGCCACCATAAGCTAAAACGGGACATTTTGGCTCCACTGTATTTACAGGAAACAAAAAGGTTTGAGTGGGCAAATCAGTACTGTAATTCGAGGAATCAAACTTAACCTCCACTTCCTCGCAATTAGGTGTAACAAGAGCTGTATAGTTATTAAAAGTAGCCCCACCATCATCAGAAACCTTATCAACGTCCAAAACATCCAACGTAAGGTTTATTTGGGAACCGTCCTTTATTGAACTGATTATTCCCGAATAAGATCCATCCGACCAATACAATCTCCATCCATTAAAGGAGCCGTCCACAAAATCAGCAGTTGAATGATACCTACCACCTTCACCTGAACTTATAGTAAATCGGTTTAAAGAAGCATTTACTGTCCAGTTGTCGCTCCTAAACGCCCAATGCAGATAAACAAGATTCTTGTCCTTGGTTGAAGCAGGATGGTCGAACTTTATCTTTTCAACTCCAGCAAGGTCATTTCGTGTCTTGTCAAAGTTCTTCAGGAAATAATTGGCTTTAGTCTGCCAAACATCATTTCTTTTATCCTGCACGATAACGCTAACGCCATCGTTCTTTACCCTTGCTATCGGAAACTGAACCCCATCTGTTAATGAAGGGGGTGTGTTTGTGGTTGTTTCCTGAATAACGCTAATTTTACAAGAATCATACTGAAAAATATCTTTCTCACTTGTCAATGGAGTTGATCCCGGAGTAAATGTTCCCGATACTACCACCTTTAATCCTGTTTCTGCCGTAAAATTACCGACCAGTACTGCATTGTTGTCGTCAATAACCTCCAATACATCATACTCTAAGGTATTTGTTGAGGAATCAGGGAAACTAACTCTTGACGGAAAGTTTGGCTGCCCTCGCAACACTTCTGTTAATTTACCGTTCGTTCCCGTAAGATTTCCACGGGAATCAATAGAGAAAGTGCCGACTTCCTGAGTAGAATAAGTGTGCTCGATCATTACCCAAAACCAATTGTTAGATCCTAATATAAAGGTTTCGGTTGCTGGAAACTGAATAAAATTTCCGTTCTTATCTATTGCTGCTATATCGGATATGCTAATACCACCTGAAATAGCTTCTACTTTGGCATTATCAAAAGTGTTTAAAACTTCCTGTTGTTCATTAAAAGGAACAATAGGAGTGTTCTTGAAAAACTGCTTGCCAACAAGCCCAAATTTCAATGAGTTCTGCAACAGAAAATTACGAAAGCCATCGTCATCAAGAAACTGCCGGAATCTTGAAAGCTCTTTTTGCAAAATAGAAAGGTTTTCACTTGTTTTTAATCTTGACATACTATGCGTTTTCTCTTATTACAAACCACTTATCTTCACTTGGGTATTCAACCACTTCCATAAAATCATTTTGAGAAGCTAAAGAATATTCGGTTAAATTATCAATTTTTTCTGCATCCTCGACACTTAGGCTCTCATCATAATCGCTTGGATATACCGTAACCAAATTATCCCCGTTACTGTCTATTCTTTTAATTATAAATGACTGAAATGGCTCAGATTCGACAAATTCGGGCAAAATGATATTGACAGAATTTAAACTTGCATCTACAAACAAAATCTTGTCCGTTCTTTGAACGGCATAAGTAGCAGAAGTAATTACACTAACTTTACTTTTTTCAGTGTATATGTCAAGAAGCTGTGTGGCCAAACCCGTTATAGTGCTTATCGCCTGAGAGCCTGTATGATTGCCCCTGCTCAATAAATACTCATCAGATTCATTTGCCGTAGCATTGGCAGCTATATTATTAAGCTTATTTAAAAGCGTATTTGTAAAATCATTTGCAGAAAGACCTTTGCCAACAACTTTATCTACTTTTGGTGACACCAATGCGTTTATCTGTAACTCAGTTAAGCCTCCAACAGTAAGCGTTTCAAAAGAAACGCCATTGTATATTTTAAGAGTTGATGTTCCCTTTACCCAAACAATCTTTGAATCATATTTAGCTATCGAACTAAGCCCAGAATCATCATCTACCTCTGATATTTCCCTAAAAGAGTCAATAAAGTCCTTGAGGATAACATTGAGCACAGTAGCTGTTATAAGCCCTTGATCGTTTTCAATTACCTTCGCATTAATTTGACTTGACAGATATTGTTTTGTTCTATTTGGCATAATCCAAAGTTAATGTTTTTAAGCGAAACCACCACTAAAGCTAGAACTAAACACATTGCTGCTACCTGAAACTTGGTTTACACCGTCAAGCGGTAAGTCCACAAATTCAAACAATGAATTGTAGGGCAGCAAGTATCTTGAAATTATAGTTCTTAATTGTTGTTGGTTATAGTTAGAATTCCTGTTTTTAGCAAAAAGGTCAATCCAATTCATTGTTTCTACAAAACCAACATCATAGGGTGTTGCAAGAGGTCTTACTTTAAAGTCCCAAATATTCAAACTTCCGCTTCCACCTTTAAGCTGCACTTGGGGAACTATTTGACAAGTTCCGTCTGGCATTTGAAGGTTCCACCCAAAAGTGTTTCTTCGCATATTATTGACCTCACTTACAGTAAGTGGCTGCCAGTAACTTGCAGAAAGACTTGGCTGATTCCCCGCCGGAACGCTTCTTTTTGCCTTATAATAATCTCCTGACTCAATAACTATTTGTCCAACATTATAAGGCTCAAAATTATCATAATTAACAATCTTGTTCTTTCTAAAAAGAATCAAACGGATAAATACATACTTGTCCTGCGGATTAATATTTGAACCACTGAAAAATACATTTGATGCAGTAGTATTTTGCAGCTCAATACAAGAAAGTAAATTATTGTCTTCATCAAAAGGCAAAACACCTGCAAATATTTGACCAAAAGTCGGACTTGCCCCACTATGCTTTGCAAAAAATGTTATTTCATAATCATAGTTTTGATCGACTATAATCGGCTTTTCAATAGTTCCAAGTGTTCCTATTCCTGACTGTTCACCTACGGGAACATCGCAAATCCTTAAAGTTGTCTTGTCTCCATCAACCTGTCTAAAAACATTAATGTCATTGTGAATATGGTAAAACTTCAAGTTCTTAAAATCCTTTGTTGTTTCAAACCCCTTAATGGCATTTACCTGACCCGTTAAGCTCTTATTCAATGGACTATGGTGAGTTAAGTTCCACACAGCGTATTCAGGATATCGCAAATTAAATATGAACTCGTCCTTTATGTTGTAGCAAATAAGCCTTAAAAGCTCCCCATCAACTTCCTTATAAGTATCAAGTTCAATTGAACCATATTCGCTTATCGAATGGTCAAGACAGCTTTCAGAACTACTTCCTGAAACAGAAATATCATCATAAATAAAACTACCTTTCTTCTTAGCTATCTGAATTGTGCCCCTTTGTCTCACCTCATCATAATAGTAATTCATAAGGTAGGTGATATCGTCAATGCTGGCATCATCACAGATAAAAAGATTCCTTTGTCGCATAAACTCTAAAACAAGGTCTTTGTCCTTATAGAAATTGGCAAAATACCTACCTAAGCAAACATACAGGGCAAAATAGTGTGTTATACTACGCCAAAAATCAATAAAGTCCCTGTCCTCAGAATTAGAGGAAGACTTGTTCCTATCAATATAATCAGCCAACAAGCCCTTTCTATAAACCTTCTCAAGAACATTTATGCTCCAAGTAATAGAACAAACATTATTGCAAGTTTGTAAATACTGACCGAACATTGACTTTGCAAAAGCATTGCCACAAGAAAGGTCTTGAAACGTCCCGTCAAGGGTAACTGAATTAAACGAAATTTCACTTGCGCTATCACCGTCCCTCTCATACCTATACTCAAGGTAAAGCGTGTCAGTGATATTAATGTCTATAACGGAAACATTGCTTACTGTAAGCGGTGTAAAAGGTGTCCATGTAATCCCATCCAAAGAGTACCGAAAGAACTTATTAAATGTGGTATCGACAGTTTCCTCTACATCATCAACAAAAGAAAGCAATGCGACTATCCCTATTAGCGGAATATCGGTCTTAATGAAAATTACATCTCCATCTTCGGTAGCCTTATTTTGGATTATCGCCATTATCTTCTAACTCCTGTATTATCTTGTCCTTTTCAATATCGTCCTTAAATTTTTGAAAATCATTTGCGTCCCTTATCGCTTTATTAAGGAGCTTTTTTTCCTTGTACTTTTCATAGATGTAAAGCGTAGTTATAACGGAAAGAACTATACTGACGAACCAAGCAGTCGCACTTGTTATACTGTTGTAGCTAAACCAATGAGAAACTGCGTTTAATATAACTCCGCTCGGCAACATAGCCTTTAATAAAACAGGAATAGATTCATTTGCGTCCTTAACCTGCTCAACAATATCCTCAGTATTCATTCCCTAATTAACTTTTGTATTTTGTCAATAACGGTTTGAACCAACAAACCAAATACCACATATATCCACATAGGGTCTTCTGTCCCCAATACTTCTATTCCAAAATAATGAATCATATCGGACGTAAAACGAATAGTCAAGGTAGCTATCAAAAAATGCAATACAACACCTTCCCAATTGTCCTTAATCCAGAACTTAAAGGAAAAGTTCCTGCCTCCTCTTGCACCACCGTCTTTGTCCTTGTTCCTTAACCGAATAATCTTGACAATAGAAACACTGATAGCAAAATAAATAAATGCCGATAGAATAAAAGAAAACTGTAAATCGCCTGTTAGGTAACTCATTTTTTTTGGTATTAAAGTCTCCTTGCACAGAATTTTGTTATTGGAGTTTTATTTGTAATATATTCCCGTTTAGGTAAACAGTCCCTTTTATCAGGCCAGTGGAATCCGAAGGCATATTGTCAGGGTCGATATTAAGGATATCATTAATGGTAATTGAGTCCACCACTATTGTAGGCGGCTCTGGATACTCAAAATTAAGAACCTTTCCTGTTGGATCTAGTACCAAAGCCTTTCCAGCATATGCTAAACCCGCTGTTTGTGGGAATGTGTACTGGCCGTTAAAATTAATTCCATCTGCTGATAATTTTATATTTGACTCGTTTACTCCATTAGTATATAGAATGCTCGCCTCATCATCTTGCAAATCTATACTTGACTTGTTTACACCAGCTTCATGAAAAATCCCAACTCCATTGAAGTTCATTTTCATTCCATTTTCATAAGAACTCCCATCTGCTGTACTTATCAACAAACTTGGGTTCGATTCACCAAAAATAGAACCATCAGAAGATGCTACAAAGGATGCTTTTGCCCCTGAAGTGGAATTATTGTAACCGCTGAATATTACAGTTCCAGTAGCCCCAAGCTCTTGCCCGTCAATGACAACATTGAGCCCCCAATCATCTGAACCATCATTAAGGGTCATTCCAACTCCTTGAACTTGTGTTACCCCAATGTCAATTTCATCTCCTAACCTCAAAACAGCATCATAATTCTCTAATGTCATTGGGTACTCAAATGGCAATCCACTCACATAAGGCGTGTAAGCTCCCGTAGTGTCCCAAATTTCCGCATATGGTTCATAGCTCTCGACAACACCATTACTATCTACAATTGCAATTTTGCCGAATGTATCTATTACGAAATTCCAATATCCGTTTGCGGTATTGGAACTGTCTGTATTTTGTCGGCTCATGAAAGTTGACTCTCTGAAATATTGGGCACTTATTGTATATGAAAATACAATTAAAAATAAAGTTGTGATTAGCTTTTTCATTATAATGGTCTTTGTTTAATTAAATATGAATTTCCCGTGATAGTCCCGTTGTTTGTTATCGTGCCGTAACTTCGCATTGCCGAATCTGTTAGCATTATAATTTCACCGCCTGAATTAATCGTGAGTTCGGTGCTTAAACAGGTTCTGTTTGGAGGGCAAATAAATTTCGCTCCGCTTTCAATTATGTTAATGCTGAATACTCCACCTACCACTTCCCATTTGGGTGCGCCACCTTGTAGCTCGGTCTCTACATTAGAAGAGGCAAAAGAAGACTTTGCTCTTAACTCTAAATTATAATATTGGACTCTTTGATTTATAGTGTAATTTCCTGCAACCCAAATAAGAACATTTGCTCCAGCAGTAAACGGTTCCCAAGCAGAAGTTGACGTATTGTAGAACTTCCATGAATTGGGAGTCGTAGAAGTGTCCCTCCAAATAAGGTTTTTGTTAGTTGGTGGACTTGTGCCCACAAATACTGCCGAAACTTGACCTATTACCTTAGTCATATGTTAGTTCTCCTGTTTGTGGGTTTAAATTATATTTCGATTCATCTCCTAACTGAGAAACTATTGACAGTTCCCCTGTTGATGTATTTAAAAATCCTTGTGCTGTTCCACCATCAAACAAAAATACCAATTCGCCCTCAATATACGAAACAAAGTTTACCGAAGCTGCTGAATCTGACACAAAACAACTATTTATAGCTGGGGGGAGACCTTTGCTTGGGGCATACTCCGACTTAATAGAAATATCGCTGCCAACAATAGTTGCAGTGGTAATAACAGGTATTTGTTTAGTCTCTGCCATTAGGTGATAGTTCTTAATGCAGTTTGTTGAAAACTAAAATCTGCTTGGTTCGGAAAAAATACAGGATTAAAGTTATTTGCAGAAGTGGATAGTAAATTCCCCTGCAAAGAAAGCATCCTAAAGCCTCTTAGTCGTGGCAACTTGTTTCTGTCCGTTGGTATATCAAATCTTGGGAAAAAGTTCTGATCTGCTACGTATTTAACACCTCTTGTCGATTTTACAATACCAAGCAAGTCGTCCCATTCAACAACATCCTCTCCCGGAATCCATTTTCTGAAATCAAGGTACTTGGATATTCGGACTTGAATATTCTTTCTGACTTCATCTAAATTGAATGAAGGGAACAGCTCAATCCTGAATGAAATATCAATTGGCTGCCAATCTATATTAACAAGTTCAATACCGTATGTTTGAGTACCAAAGGGCTTTAGCTCAGTAAGTGCAAAGAACCTTTCTCCATTTTTCAATAAATCGTCTAATTCACTTGCATTCAAGTTTATGCCGTTCTGAGTAGCAATAGCCATTCTTATTTGACCCTGTGCATTAAGTCCTTGGTTGAATACCCTGAGCACATTTGGATTGATAAGGATAAAAGCCTGTTCAAGCCTTGAAAGCGTTTGAGTCGCAAGAATATTCGCACCTTCCTGAATCCTTCTCCTAAAAGTCAAATCATCCTCGCTGCCCTTTCCACCCGTAGCCTGATATTCATTTGTTACAAATTGATGTCCCGTTGGTTGTGGGTTTACGGTATCAATATCTCCGGGATCGATATTCGTTTCTATTCCCGAATCAATGCTTCTTACTTTCGCATATGTAAATCCAAAAGAGGGAATTGTTACATCTTGCTCCAATTCAAACTCAACCCCCGACCTACCAACAAATGTAGTTGTGCTTTGTGGATATACTGTACCAACATCACCTCTCAATAAAAGATAAGTTGAAGAACCACTTGCAGTAAACCTTGGTGAAACCCCAAAAACAAGAGTTGATTCATCAAGTTGAATCCCCGATGCGCTTTCAGGATAAAGCCTTGTAAATGCAAGAATAATGTCTTTCTCTGCCTTTCCTGCAATCTTAGCTACACCATCTGCCGTTCCTGCCAAAACAGAGTTATCAGCAATCTTACTGACCTTATTGGTCTTGTTAAGGATTATTTTTGTGAGAACCTGCTTTCTCTCCTCTTGGGTAGATGGTCTTATTCTAAGTGGCATGTGGTAAAAATACAAAATTTAAATGCATTATCACAAAGCCCTAAAACTTAGTTTACCTACCTCCTTGACACTCTCACGCTTAAAAGCAGTGAGATTCTTGGATGGGTAGTTCACGAAATTCGTAACTTCACCAAAAAGCTTTTCTAAAATGCGTTTGAGCTTGCTCAGTGAACTAAGTTTAATTGGAAAAAGTAGAAGTGATTTGTTTTAGGTCACCAAGCCTTGATTCTACTTGGAATTTGAAGTACACCGCATCCTGCTCTCGCTTTATATCAAGCAAAGAAAAAGACTTAATCGAATCGTCCGTTGCGAAATTTGCGGTCAAATCTCGAAATACAATAGGGTATGCCAAAGCAGAAAGATTGCTCCCAACCACTATCTTAGGGTTTATACCTTGATTTGGGAAAGATGGATTATCTCGCTTTCTCAAATTCACAAGAATATTGACTGTCTGGATAAAAGTATCATCGGGGGAAAGCGTAACAAGGTCGTTGTCCCTAAACTCAAACTTTCTTTGAATGTCTTTGCCAAGGATATTCCTGTCAATTATTTCATCAACAATAGATAATACCTTTATGCTTCCCGAACTCGTAAGAAAGACTTTTAGCATAGCTTGGCTGTCAGGAGTATAGTCTTCCTCGTCCAAGTTGTTATTGTATGCCGTTTGAGTCCATTGATTATTCCAATCATCAATACCAATGCCCCTATTAAGTTGCTCCAAGGTCTGACCTTGCTTTAAATTAACTATTGCTTGAGTGCTTGCTGTATATTGCGATCTTGAAGTAGAGCTTCTTAGCCACTTAGGTGAATTATCCACCGTATCAATTTCGACCTTCATGTTTTCAAGCTCTTCCAAAAGAATCCACCAACGGGCATCGTTTAGGTACTCGCCAAATTCGCTGAATGTAGAACTAACGTCAGAAGCAGTTCTTTTAAGTCGCTTTAAGTTGTCTTCTGATTGCTGAGGTAGTCTTTCTGAATCTCCGCTATAAAAGGACACAAAAACAGGATAGTTTCTCTGAAAGAAACTAGCATACTGAGTGAAATAAGACTTTACATTGAACCCCGTAAGGTCAAAAAAGTCATCTAATATTTCTTCGTTTACTTCCATGCTATGCCCCTATTGCGCCTAAAACTCGGTTTAATTGATTTGTTGCTGCTCCATTTATAGCTTGCGGAATAAGTGTCTTTACACCGGTCTTTGCAAGCAAACTGTTCTTATTCTCTCTTTTCATATTTTCCAAAGGAGCTAAAGTCCTTAATGAAAGGTTGTAGTTCCAAAGCATATTTGAATCATCAACCGATTGCGTAAAATTAATAGTCATTGGCTTTACCAAATAGCTCTGTCCAAATTGAAGATTATACAGAACCAAGTAATAAGGCTTGCCGTTCGGGTCTATTCGAGAAGACTTTTCGACAATTCGCTCCATTATCTTAGTGCATCCGTAACCTGTCTTGATATTGGGATTAAACTGACTCTTAGCGAAGTTTAATTTACCGCCAAACGTACCAGTGTCCTCAGACAAAGAGAAAGCCTCAAAGTCAACAAAAACATTGCCAGTAATAACCTTTAATTTCTTTCCAAAAGTACCTTTTAAGTTGATTTTTTGAGGAATAAAGCTCGGTGTGCTTACCGAAGTTACACCTGTTGCAGTTTTCTTAATATTGGTGATTTTGTTTCGATTGTCGTCAATAGATGATGGGTTATTTGGGAATATAAAGTATTCCACTGTTCTGTCAAGACTATCCACAAGCTCCAATGCAGTGAAGTAAACTTCAAAGTCATTCGGGTATAATTGATGTAAAGCTGCTTTCCCAGCAGTTCTAATCAAACCCCTGTATCTTTCGTATGCAGACTGTATTGGCATGTGTTAAAGTTACGAAAAAATTACACTACCATTCTTAACACAACCTGATTTTACATGAACTTTAAATTTTTGAGGGCAAACGCTCAGAAGGCTTTTCATAGTACTCCCACTTGAATTTACATCAAGCTCCCCGTCTCCATCAATATCCTTTCTGATAAGCCCAGGAGCTATGCACCCCCTTAAATCATGAAAGTAATTTGCTACATGGATAAGTATTTCGGAACGCTGTGGAACACTCTTAATCCAAACACAAAGCCCAAAAGTAGGTGATTCGTGCAGTTCTCCGTCATAAATTCCCTCTGGAATACGACTTATGTTATTTTTGTTGTCCTTCCAAGGTAGTTCCAAGGAAAGGCAGGAAAACACAATTTTGCTTGAGCCTTCGATTGCCAATATAATTCCATCAGTTTGTTTCTTGTTTTCAAAAAACCTGATAATATTTAATGTGAAATTGCCTTCCATAGTTATTTTATTTGTGAAAATCAAAAGTAAAACCTTTTTATTTATTGTGCAAATAATTAATCAGTCTTAGTTACTTCACTTCTTACTTCTGAATAATCTGCCCTATCTTTCGGGTTCGTTAAATATCTCTGCAAGGCAGTAACTAACGAAGCCTTGAACCCTGCGCCACCATCTGTAGGTGTTGTAGGGGCTTTAATTATCTCATTTATTATGGCAGTAACCACATCGTCTTCTTTTTGAACTTGCTTAACAAAAGAGTCTCCAAGTAATACAGGCTCACTTCCATCTCCTACAATAAACTCTTTGACCTTGCTTTGCAAAAAGTCTTCTGTGAGTTCAATTTTATTACCCCATTCATCTTCCAGCAAAAGACCTCTGCCAAGCTCATAATCTATTTTTGTTGATTCCTCTTGAACCGACTTGTCTATTATCTCAAGAGAAAAAGATTTATTGGTCTTTAAACTAAGTTTATTTCCTGCCTTTACACTCAATTGATCGTCAACGTCAATATTTATCTTTCCTTTTTGCTTTGAGTTCCTGACCTTAATATCCAGCCTTCCAAGAATAGTCGAGCCACCATCCACCAAAATAGAAAGCGTTCCTTTGGCTGCATTTCCTTTTACAGAAACAAGTGAATCCAATTCTTTTTTAAGTTCAAATTCATGCTCCGAAAAAGTAATTATCTCATTGGCTTTGTTGATTATCCCAAGAATGACAGGGAAGCCCTTAGTGTCTAACCTTGCCCATATTACCTGCGAGCCAAGATTGCTTTGTGTCTGCGGAAAGTCCAATAAGTTCAAGCAGCTTGTAGAAATAGGTACATCAGCATAAAACCCACCGTCTTCAAGGGCAATGGAAACAGTAGATGACTTATAACAAGTAGCCACATAAGCGTTTCTGTTTACCTCTGGGGGGAGCATAATATAACCTATGCCGACCCTTGCCCCTTTATCAGTAGCCTTGGTTGATACTTTGTTTGCTCGTTTCACTTAAACTGTTGTTTATTAAGGAAAAACTGGAAAACTTCAGGGTTCACTTTCCACTTTCCAATAATTTCTTTATTGAATGTAGCATAACCCTCGGTTGTTTTCAACTTTTCATCGTCTATTTCTGCATCTATAAGCTCAAAATACTTATCAAGATATTTTCTGACCATTCCCCTTTGCAAGTTCAAAGAGGTTGTTCCATCAATAATAGAATTAGAAATATTGTAATTGTGGTTTACGCCACTAACATAGTAATATTCATCCGTAAGCTCAAAATAAACAATAGTGCCCCTCTTAATAGTTCGGTTGTAGTTTATCTGACAGTTCCGGTCTTGCCTTACAAAAGGTAAATAGGCATGGCTTTGAATAAGGTATTTCAAGTCATATACAGCCTGTTTAATTGCTGCATTTAGGTTTATTTTACTGTCCTTTGAAACATAAGGGTAGTAAGGAAGGTAATTAGAAACGACATCAAGTGGCTTGGAACCGAATATTTCGGCATACTCCCTAAAATACACTGCTTTCAAGTAAGCAAATTGCATAGTGCTTCCTCCCGGAAATGAGCCTTGTGGCTGCAAGCGATACCATGAATAAGCCTGAGATGGGTCTCCATAATTAGGGTTAAAGCTAATTACATCATCTGCTTTTATGGTTATCACAAGAGCCTTGTTTATATCAGTTCTTTTATCAGTAATTCTTTCATCCGTACTTTCAACAATAGGTATATTTGGCTTAATAAACTGCTGCCCTGAATCTAGGTCAGCCTTGAACCTTTGATTTCTCAATAAGCTATTTTCAGTAGACTCAGACTGCTCATAAACCTCTGTTTCTAATTTCCCCGTTATCATTCCCTTATAGCCTACTTCGTCAAAAGGTGGCTTTCTGGCAATAAAATAATATTGATCTCCATAGGTGTCTCCCCAAAATTCTACAAAAGGGTCTTGGCAAACTTTTCTTACTGAATTTATAAGGCTTCCCAAGTCATTTCCAAGCGACCCATCGACCACCCTTCTATTCGCAAGCGAGACGTCAACACACAACTTGACTATTTGCCAAATACCCCTGTGGGGGGCAGATTCAAATTTCACGTCCACTTCCCTTAATGACTGTTCAATATCAAGTATATTTTTTGCCTCTTCTGCTGCTCTTATTGAAATATCCAAAGGAGAACTGTCAGCAAAGAACTTATCATTGAACTCACTTGAAAAAGCAGTTAGTCCGCTATCAGTGAGTTTATTGGTAGTTCCGTTTACATTGTCTTCATCAGAAACAAAGTCTTTTAAGTCGGTCAATATTTGCTCTACATTGGCATTTTCTATATCCGATTGAAAAACCGAATCACTAATAAGGGATTTTGCATTGTTCGTGGCATTTTCTATACTGCTAGAAAGCCTTTTCCTAGCCTCTGTGGTCTCCGAAGCAATTTTGTAGCGATATGTCCGAACATCCTTTTCCTTGCCATCAGGCTCTTTCTTTTGCTTATAAGCATCAAAAAGAGTGTCCGAAGTTACCCGAATCCTTCCAAGTGCATTGAATATGAATTTTAAGGAAGCGTCTATTGACCGGCTAAAAGCGTGAAACTTGGAAATCAGTTTCCCGTCATATCTTTGCAAATATTCTTCACTGCTTTCATTGGCAAAAATACTTCCCGAAATATAATCAAAGGCATAGAAGTAATTCCCGTCCTCAATAAGCAGTTTCATCAAATCCCTGCCATTAACATCTATCCTTATATCACTCCCTGCAAAAGACGTTTGGACATCTGCCTGATCAACAAGCCCTATCATGTCATAAATCTGATTGGGCAGATGCTTCTTTGAAATAAGAACTTCATTGTTCTGCTCACTCCTGCGCTTGACCCGAATAGAACCTTCATCTTTTTCAGCGTCAATTCCCCCTTCCTCTATTGGTAAAGTTTCATACCGAATAAAAACAACATCATTTTCTTGAATAGCTTGTTCCAAAAAGAACTTATTAAGCATCAAAACAGTATCGCCATCAGCATTGACCCTTTGAATAAACAAAGGTGTTTCAGAAACAAATTCGTTAGGGAGGTTAAATATGGAGTCAGAAAGCTGCCAAATTTGCTTCTCTTCATCATACACACCTTCAACTTCTGCCACAGTGAACCTAAAATTACCATCATTTCCATCTACTGTTGTCGAACAAAAAGAAACAAAAGGTGATAGGTTCAAAAGCACATCTTCGTAAACTATCTTCTCATTTTGAAGCCTTGAGCAAATAGACTTTGACCAAAGCCAAATACTGATATTGGGAAAAATGTCTTTTGCCGAACCCATTAAAAGCGACTGAAATTCTTTATTTGAGTCCCAACCTGTATCATTAAATAGCAGAGCAAGCTCTGAAGCAACAAAGGTCTTGAATTCAGGGTATTTGACCGTAATATTTGAAAGCTGAGTTATTGCAGATCTTTCTACTTGATCTAATGGAATTTCAAATTTTGTCAAATAAGGGACAGGAAGCGTATTTAATTGAGAAATAACAGCCGAACTGTCCGTGTTATCGGGCAATTGGGTTAAACTAAGTTTAATTCGCTCATACTGCAACAAATCTGACTTACTATACCCTTCAACACCGTCTTTATTGAGTTCAGTGTATCTTTCAAACAGGCTATCAATGTTCCTTGTACTGCTGCTACCTTCGGGGCTGTATTTCAAAAAGTCAATCACATTCATGCCAATAGCAATATCACTATTGAACATGAAGTTCTTCATATCCTTTATAAACGGATTATTTTCGGTGTAGTTTGACATTAATTTTAAAGAGTTTTGAGAAATTTCTCTAATTTTTCAAGAATAACTAATATTCTATCAATTTTACCTCCTGGGTCAAAATGCTTTATTACGAAAGCAGTAAAAGCACTCAATGTTCTATCAAGCTCATCCGCACCTTCCTTTATAGCCTGACCTGTTCCTTCAACAATGTCTTTAGAAAAGGCATTAGCTATTGCAGCCTGATCTTCTTCTCTTTGAGCAGTAAGAGACTTAGCTCCTTCAAGATCAACACCCATCTTTTCAAAGACTGCTTTTAAATCCGATTCTGTTTTAACCTTACTGAACGCCTGTGGGTTTTGATCAAAATAATTCGCCAAAGCCCCTGCCGACTCAGGATTCAAATTCATTCTTCCACCGCCACCAAACTGATCTCCCGTAAGCATAGTTGCCAAACCTTCCCCACTAAAACCCTGATTTGCCAAATTACCCAAGACAGACTGCAAAAACTTAGGTTCGTTCATTCCCCGTGACTGCATTTCTATCATCTCCTGATAACTTGCCCCCGGATTCATTTGTTGCAAAGCCCTAAAGTTTTGCGCCCTTGCAAATTCACTTGTTGGATTCCTTAAAGATTCATCTACTGTCGATATAGTTTGACCTGCTCTTCTTGGGTCTGAGAAAAATTCAGAATCTATTTCAGAAAATTGACCAATCAAGTTTAAAAGCTGAGTTCTATCCACATTGCCAACAGTGCCAAGAGACTGTTTAAAAAGCTGAGATTGAAGCTCTAAAAATTCAGGTCTTTGCGTTGGATCTTTTTTTAATGCGGGTATTAACTCAAGGGCTGATTTGATATTTTCAGCAACACCCATATCAGTTGTTCCAGAGCGCATATCTAAAAACATCTGATTTAGTTGATCTATTGGAATGCTTTTTGCCCTACCTTCAATCAAAGCATCTACACTTGCTTTTTCATCAAGCTTACCCAAGGACTCAGTAAACTGATCTATCATAGGATAAGCTTCTGATAAGGAGTGCCCTATTTGTTGAAGTCTTGACTCTTGACCAGGAGATAGGTTAACATCTCTTCCCACTCTACCTGAAAGCTCTCTGCGTGAAGACTGAACATTGTACTGCTCTTCATACCCTCTTTGCAGCAAAGCTCCTACCCCACCAACATAAGGTATAGCAGAAACAAGTTCAGAAAACAATTGCTCCCCACTCTGTGCCTCCGCAATAGTAGAAGGTGAACTCATTAGCTCTTGAATTCCTCCAGAAACTAGATTAGCAGCCGCTACCTGACCGAAAGTGCTTTCCATAAGTCTTTCCATCATTCCCTGCTGTTTAGGAAATTGGTCTGACTCTATTTGTCTTGAAAGACCTGTTTCGGGATCAAACTCAGATTTTTCGTTTGTGCTTAACTTTCTCCACTCATTCGCCCTTTGTTCGGAAAGCGTTTTATCCAGGACAATTCCAGACTGAGTGTCTTCTTTGATGGCATCAAGAATGTCCTTTAAAACTTGAACCTGAAGCTTGTCTTCATCACCCTCTTGACTAATACCTGAAACTGTTTGTTTATACTGCTGCTCTATTTCACCATGCTCAAGGTCGGTGGTAGCCATTGACGACTCTGCACTGAATGACTTTTGTGCCGAAACCAAAGAAGCCTGTTTGTCAAGCTGGCTTCTCCTTTCTATTGCCTTAATCTGATCTTGCAAGTATGAAAGCTGGTCTTTGGAAGCTTCGGAGTACTTTTGGGCATCCCTTATCATTTCGGACATAAGGGAACTAGACTGCCTCTTTATCTTATCGTAAAAAGAAGATAGTCCATTGTCCTGTGCAGTAAACTTAACTTTTGATTCAAAGCTACTCATCCGATGGTTTTTTACCGTAATTATTTAGCTTGTCTGACGTAAGGTTTTCATACAAACTGTCTTCTTCTTCCTGCGAAAGACTACTTATAAATTCATCTATAAAAGTACCGCTTTCTCTATACTTTTCTAAATTTTTCTGATTGGTTGATATTTGATCGGCAAATGAACCTAGAATCTCGTCTTCAAAAACATCAAAGTAAATATCTACTTGGTTTGCCTCTCGGTGCCGATTTGAATTAAAGGAGATTTGGTGTTTTTTTCTCCACCTTCTGTCAAAAGGAAACTTACTGTTCCACGAAATTACCTTGTCCTTAAAAGACATTTCATTTCTGTTCAGCTTGCTCTTCTGGAAAAGATGAAAGCACACTAAACCAAGAAGAGAGCCAAGGCTTGATTTCTTTCAGATATATTGCTATATAAGGTCTTGTGTCTATTGGTGAAAGTTGAGAGAAAGGGACTGTTAGCTTTTCATCGCAATAATCAGTAAACAGCACTCTAAAAGCCACAATTGTGTCAATTGTAGCTATACTTATAAGGGCAGATGTTCCACCGTTCATTATTTCATTGTAGTTCCCACCTGACATTCTAATTTTCATGGACTCCATATCCATTAATTGACCGTTAGTGGGGAATTTGGTTGTTAATTTTTCACCATTTATTTCAATGGTTAGCGTGTCGCTGGGAAGTTTTTGGGCTTCCTTTCCTTGTGTCTTTTCTTCGCTCATTCTTTTACTATTTTTTAGCTATTAAATAATCTATTATACGTCTTGCGTTACGGGGTCAAGGAAGCGATAAGTTTGATCTCTTCCTGCTACGTTTTGTTCATTGATACTCACATTGTCAGATTCAATAAACATTCTTCCAATTGTAGCATAAGGTATAGCTCCTGGAATTATGTTATTTGTGGCGGGGTCAATTGCGTCCTGTATTTTTTTGAAAAGGTCAACTGTTATTCCTTCAAAATCCAAGACCGCTTCATCCTCAAAGTTTTGAAGATTGTTCCCTGCTGCAATTTGAGAGGCGATATTTGAACCAAAAATTCTTCGCACTCCACCCGGAAGACCTGAATCCCTATAATCTATTTCAACCTGAGAGCAGGAAACAGTTCCATTGAACTTAACCAAAGCCATTTCATCATCAAAAATAGAACCTAAGCCTTTTGGCACAGGAATTCTTTGAAAGTTCTCGTTTATGGTAACGGTACGCATTTTCCCGACCGCCTGTCCGTTTACTTTAATTATGGCTATCGCCCCTGTAAGTACTTTCCCTGCCATTGCTTATGATTTTATATTCCAATAATTGTTCCCGTAAATAATAGTAAGCTTATTTCGCTGTTCGGCTCTAATTCATATTTTACCGAATAGGCATCTTGGTCTCTCGAAATAGTTATGTTTGAGAAACTAAGTATCAGTGCCCCACCTCCACTTGGAGAAACAGCTCTTAATTCTTTCTTGGTGAAAGAGCGAACATCTTCGGGCGAAGATGAAGTTCTATTAACTCCATTCGGGTCTTTTAGCAACCTTGTATAAGAATTAATGATAAGCTGCTTGTTCACTTGCCTTGTAATTCTTTTGATTTGCTTGCTCGATATAGTATTGTCTTCATTAACAAGGAACTGATTGTTTTGAAGCGTATTCACGCCCTTAACTATGTCGAAAGTGCCAAATTCATTCCTGAACATGACAAGACCTGCATTTAAGCCAAGCGTAACGTCCTTGTCATTCAAAGGGTAGGTTGTGCCGTCAATGTCAATTTCCTTGTAAGTAATTGGAACTTGTGGCTCTAATCCAGCCTCCCTACCTAAAATTGCACAGCAAGAGTAAATAGAAGAATAAGTTCTTGTACCAAGCTGAGTGTTGATTTTAGCGTCTCCATGAGTTACGGTAACAGTATCATTGTCAAATACCGCACAAGTAGCCCTACTAAAAGCCAATTCGTCTTGGTCGTCCCCTGCTGCAATGTAAAGCTCAGGTTTATACTTGGACTGAGTAACACAGAAAGGTAAATAAGTATTTTGATTCAGTGTGCTTTGCGCTGCACTTGTTCCAAAATTATCAGAAATAACAAAAGAAATATTGTCTTTTGCATGTTTGTCCAAAATAGACTGAACAAGAGCTGTGTCATAAACTTCTGTTCCACCCGTAAATAGAGCTAAAGTATCGTTGTCATCCAAATCTGCACTATCAACAGAAGCATCCCCGTCCGTAGTAGAGCTAACTAATTTAAAGTAAGACTTGAACGTAAAGTTAGTGCTCATCCAAGCAACAAGCTCTGTTACTGTTGAAAAAGGGTCTGAAGTAACCAAAACATCAAATAATTTCAGGTCATTCTTAGCCTTATTGTCATAAGGGTTTCCATTGGTATCAAGCCCTTTAAATCTACCCCTGCGAAACTCAAGAACGTATTTTGTAGGATCTAAAGTCGAGGCTTTCATTATAACGCCATAGCCTTTAGCAAGGACACTTGAACTATTAAGCTCACCGTTTCCAATAATACCTTCATTTCTAACGGCTATTTGAACAGTTCCTCCATTTGTAACAGAGGAACTACCATCATTATCACCTGTGAAGGTATAGGTGTATTTAGCAGAAACAGTTGTGGCAGCCTTAGCAAAAATAACACTACTTACGCCCGGAGCTCCTACCCCTAAAGGGAAAAACAAAGGCTTTGCTAACAACCACCAAAGACCACCTTCAATAGAATTACGCATTTCATCAATGTCATTGAAGGTATAGGTTGGCACTCCCGATTCAAGATCAGAACTTGCGCCAGCACCGCCTCCAAAAGTAGCACCTGTGCCAGTGTCTATTACTAATACAGTTCCGTAATCATTGGTAACTGGTGGATTTTGTACGCCAGAAACTATCTGTGAGTAACTGCCCGGAATTGTAATTTTTACTCCACCAAAGTTGAAACTTGTAGCCATAGTTCTTATTTTACGTAAAAATAAAGATTTGCGGAACCATTAATTAGTGATAAGCATTTTATTTTGTTTAATCTTTTTATTTATGACAAACTCACCTTTTAGATTAACCACCTTTATTTTTGTGAACTACCCATCAGGCGCATCAGGTTTATCCGTTTCATCAGGTATTCCCGAAGGATAGCCCTGAAATGCAACTTTAGCCAACCTCTCGCTCGTAAACAAAGAAGGCACTCCAATTTCATATTGGTATTGCAAAGTAAGTGATCTTGCAAAAACCCCATTAGGCACAGAATCAGGGTTTAGATTTATATCCGAACCTGAAAGTCTTGCAGATTCTATTCCTGCCAAATTAAGGCTTTGGGTTATAGCCACTCCGCAAGCACGCAAAACATTATAAAGCAAAAGAACTTCGTTGCTATTGTCAGAAGTGATTACAATATTATAAGCTCCTTTATACCGCCTTGAAAACTTATTTCTGTATGTTACCGTATCATCGTCATTCTCCACTTCCGTTCCCCCAATGTAGCCCTCATCAACTCCAATCCCTTCTCCTTCCACTTGCTCTCCATCACCTGCCATCATTAAATGAACAGAGGGGACGTTAGCCATCTTTTTATTAAAGAACATATTGACCTGAATGTCCCTTGGATTGTCATTTTTTTCTCCAAATACAGAATCGGCTTGCTCTAAAAAATTATAATTCTCAATACCCCCTGAATCACTCAAAAGTAAACCAAGATAAGACTTGGACTTATCAGAATTCCCCTTATAATCTTCTTTTAGAAAATTTACAATATTCCTTATAGAGTTATATATGACTACTTCAGGTATAAGCATTACAATAGTTTACTTAGTGCTTGATTTATTCCAGCATTAACTTCAAAAGGCATTTCAGGTCTGAACTCATCCATTGCCTTATCAGCAAGATTGTAGGCATTAATTCCGGGATGAATCCAAGAATTGGGGTCTGAATTATCAGATACTCGCCTAAAGTTCATGTAAATATTTTGTTGGGTCTTTGGGTCTTGCACTTTACTTAGCCCTTGATAGATAGATGATTTTCTTTGATACTCGTCAAAAGTCTTGTTTTCAGAAAGGTTCGACACGGCAGCCCTCATTGTTGGTGCTTGGAATTGGTCGGGTATATCGTATGCGCTCATTCCACCGCCCGAAACAGGAATAGTCTGTTCTTTTTGCTTTACTGTTTCATAAACTGCTTCGTTCATCTTAAAAGCAAACAAATCGCTTTCACCTATTGCATCAGGAGTAGCAACACGAAAAGGAATTGTCAAATACCACCCTTTGCCGTTCTTTTTGGTTTTCTTTTTATTGGATTTTGCAAAATTGGGCTTCATGTCAAAAGCACCAACACCCTCTTCCAAGAAGCCTACCATTTCATCATTTGCCCAATTAAGCACAACAGAACCGCTTAATCTGCCTTCATCAACGACAGATAAGGAATCTATATACCTTTTCCTTGTGCGCTTTAAGTTCTTATTAGCTTGGCTTTCCCATTCACGGGCAAATGCAGCAGTTACCTCTTTGACAACAAAGCCCATCATCCCGTCAACTTGGGCCTTATTGAGCGAAAACTGCTCGGTAATAGCTCTTGTGTCAAATACAATAGGCTCTATCATTCTATGAAAATAAGAAAAATATTGAGCCTATTCTAAAATTCACAACGGTATTACTCCGACTTATACGCTCCCCAACAAAGGGCTACCAACACCACAAAGGTGAGTATTGCTTCTATGTAAATCATATTCGGTTGTTTTTACGGGTTCGTAGCTCAAAAAATCCATCAAATTCAGGGAACAATGCAATCATCTTTCGGGCATAGTCGGCAGTATAATTGTTGTTTACCTTATAGCCATCATTGCCTTTTGCCTTTGTTTCCCATCGGATAACTTCGCAAATCTGCTTTGACCCGATTATCTTAAATCCCTTTTCATGTTTTGCCCGTAAAGCAATTTGCTTGAAGGCATTCCATATTTCAGGGTTTTCTTTGTCGTACTTTTCAAATGAATTGTTCATATTCAAACCGTTTAATTACAGAAACAAATCTAAGAAAAGATTTTTTATTATGCAAATTATTATTTGCAAATTATTAAACTTAGTTTAAATTAACAGTTTGGGGACTTGGTTTTTGAAAGGCAGCCTCCTTCTTGGTCAAAGGAATTGTCAATTATCCTGTCAGCAGCTCTGTTTTGCATGTCCTTGATATAATGAGCTCTGCGACCTATTGCGGAATTTGGCATTTGCTGATTGGTTTCTTTGCCACCCACCTTCGCAAAAGAGTTCATATACTCCCTTGCAATATCCATTATGTGATACTGAGTTTTGTGAGTGTATCGAATGGTAATTGTAAGCCCACTGTCAGAGTCGAACTCAGACTTGAATTTATTATCAAGAACAAAAACATTCTGATTGCTGATATTATAGTCTGTATTCAAAGTCAATCTTTGATATGCGGACTCCACGCCCTTAAAAAGACCTACATAGTCAGCTTCCATAAGGTTGTACTGCAAATACGCAAAAAGGGCTGAATCGGTGTCCGCTTCCTTAATATGAAGCACTTCGGCAAATATAGACCTGCTCCTAACAACGGTTATTCTATCCATAAAAGACAAAGGAATGTCATCATTAACACTAATATTAACAGTACCTATGGATTCCTGAGACCACTCTTTGTATTTATTTTCCCTATCAACTCCATGAATAATGGCTCTTGTCTGCAAAGGATTGATAAACACCCACCCTGTGCCTCCGCAATTCTTACAATTTGATCTTTGATTGGAGCTTTTAGATTTACAAGCGCATTGGAGGGCTTTCTCAAACACAACGTCATTCCCAAGCTCATTTATGGTATTAGTGAACTCACTTTTACTAAATCGGGCTACAGGCCGCCCTACACCTGACTTAGTTGGCTGTATTTTAATTATACCTGACATATCTTAAATCGCTCCCCATGAAATACCGACATATCTTTGGCGAATTATCGGCAACTGCTCCTTTAATTCTTTTTCATACTGCCTAATACGAGCTGAATAGGCTGAGTTTTCTGCTGACTGAGTTGTTTGTATGCCTTGAGAAAGACCATCTATGCTGATATTAGATGAAGCTATACCTGCACCAATTACTAGATCACCACCGACATTTAACACCTTTATGCTGGCAAGCTTTCCAACTATGTCAATAATGTCAAAAGGAATGCGGTCAAAGCCTGTTACATACTTGACAGTCCAATATTCAGGAATTTCCCTTGCAAAGCCATAACCTATTTCTGGAATTATGCCTGAGAAAACAACTGTGCTTGAAATAGCTGTGCTATTCTGTCCTGCTGGAACTACATAAATGTTTCTGTGGTAAAGTTGACCATCCGATTCTTTTTTAGCCGTTAGCCACTCTTGAGGGTATGTGGCTTGCTTAGTGGTATTAAGGAACCCCTCCAATGACAAAGGACAAACAACGGGGTAAGTGCATCTTATATAACCCCAACTTTCCCAAAGGTTCCTGTCAAATGGAATGGTTTCTTCAAAAACTTGTTTTGCAAACTTGACGTTTAGAAACTGCTCAAGGTTTTGTTGGGCAGCCTGTAAGTACAATTCATAGGCACTGTCAGGGTAAGTTCCACCTTGCTGGTCTTCAATCTCTATGCCAAACAAATACTTATCCTTCAGGTCTTTTACGGAAAGAGCCTGTCCAGAATTCTTTTTGTATTTTATGGCATAGTCAAGCTGTGGCATTTCAGGTTACTCCTTCTTGTCTTCTAATTTAAGGCTTCCTTTATTGGTGCGATTGGGTACGATTGACGACAATAGGTTGTAAATAACGGTCAAAGGTGTCCAATTAGCAGCAGCAGGTATAAATCGTAAAACAACTTCTATTAATACTATTATAAGCCCAGCTATCCACCATATCCAACCAACAGGAGTCGTTGGCAAATCATTGGCTACACCAGTAGAGTCACTTGAAACAAGCCCTGCGGACAGAACCCTATTCGAGCAATTTTCACAATAACAATAAAAGGAATGGTTTTCAATTGATTGAACGTCAACCACCATTTCGCCTGTTTGCTCCACACTGAAGTCATTTAAAACAGGACTATCTACTTGCTCAACACAAGAAAACATCGTAAAACTTAGCGCAATCAACGCCATTAAAAATAGATTTTTCATAATTACTTGGGTTTTGGTTTAAAAATAAAGTTAGTTTAATTTGTCAATAAGGAGTTCTTTCATGTCTTTTTTAGACCTTGGAAGCTTATCGCCCTCTTTTATCAAGTTTGCGTCCAAAGCAATCTCTTTCAATGCATCCATCTTGTCGATAGAATTGATTATGTCGATTAGCTCTTGTTTAGAAGAACCTGTTTTGATTTCTTCGTCCTCCTGATTTTGGTCAAGAACTTCCCCATCGTCTGACTTCTTATTGATATCCTCACCTTTGTCTTCATGCAATGGCTTTGATTCGTCATCTTTGGGCTTGCCATTAGATTTATCAGAAACAGGCTTGCTTTGCCCTGCTCCACTGTTTACAACTACAAGACCTATGCCAAGACCAACTAACTGATTGGCGTTCTCTTTAGATGTGGAGAATTGGCAATCCTTGTCATATTCTATTTTACCAACAATGGGTAAATGAATTGATCTTCCTGCTACGTGTGGCATTTTTGTGTTTTTTAATACAACATCTGGCATAACTATTGGTTTTCGTTTGTTAAAATTTAGGTCTTAAAGATAATTCTTTTATCCAAGTATTCAAAACAAAAAAAAAGAGAGGCTGCCGATGCCTCTCTTCTCATTTCAAACTAAACAGATGTAAACTACCCACCCAAGCAATCCAATGTTCTTTGCCGCATTTTCATCGGCATCGAATACGGAATCGCAATGAAAAGTTGTTACGAAGTCAATGTTTTTCCACAGTTTACGAATTTCACCATTTTTTTCGGTGCGTAAAGATGTGGTGTTCCAAACAGGAATGTCATAAACCTTCTGGACATGGCTACTACTGCCAAGTCTAATCGGCTTACTGGAGCAAGCTGTTTAAAGCTCAAAACCTGATCTGAAATTTCGGTCAAGAAAGCATCTTCTGTGTTTGGAAGAATACGCCCTCTATCTCTAACCTTACCTGCTGCTCCACCATCATATCCTGCTGTAAGCTCTGATGCGCTCACATCAAATAAATGGTAGAACTTAACTCCTGTGGCTGAACCTGCTGAAGTTATCTCAGTTCGGTAAATTCTATGTCCAGTTGCAGCGTTTGTTCCAGAAGTAGCCGTAAAGGTCAAATCAACCGAATTGGCAGCAGCCAATGTAGCTGCACTTGCGTCAAGCAAAGTTAAAGCACTTTCACCGTATCGGTTTACCGAGCTCACTGCATAGTAAACTGTTCCTGCATCACTGGCAGTAAACTTAGAAGAATTGTCCGACAAAACATTTGGCGCTACCCCTGCTGTTGGGGCTGCTGGTGCTTTTGCACTTGTAGCCGAGGCAGAAGTCAATCTTCCCGTATCAGAAAAATCACGCTTCATAAATTTATCAGGCATCAAGGAAACTTGACCGATACTTGTATCAATGGCTTTTGCAACCGTACCAATCACTCCAGTGTATGAAGTTGTTTGGCTTGCGTTCAACATAATTCTTTGTTGTTCAAAGAAGTCTTGAGACAATGTTGAAATCACAGTTGTTGGTGCGAATAAGTGCGATACGTTACCAAAGGCAGCATCTACTCTTACAGTAGCTTCCTCAACATCTTTTTGTTTCAATGATGCACCCCTAAGGTCAATTACAACCTGAGATGTAAAATACTCTTCCAAAGAACCGTACAAGAATTCTCCACCAGTTCCCACTGAAGCATGTTGCTTGTAAAGTGAGTTCCACTCTTGAGGAACAATATCGCTATTTGCGTTGGTCAATGCTTGGTTCGCTCTACGCAAAATCCACATTACTTTGTTTTCTTGTTCTTGGCGCATTGCGTCCACATAAGAACGAACCATTTGAGACTGCATGGTAACTTCACCAGTCACCTGGATATATTTTACAAGCTCTGATCTACGAATGTATTGAGAATCTTCTACATCTGAAAGCTCACCTTCATTATAGAATCCACCTTTTGACTGTCCGTAAGAACTTAATTGTAAGAACTCCTCAACAGTGTTGTAAGCAGTCTTTTTTGGCAAAGCATTGAAAAGCTTAATGTCCTGAGTTCTAAACTCAAGTCTTTTCAAAGTTGCTTCAAGCGACTCAATTTTCAGAGGCTCATAAGAAAGTGTTTGGTTTGTGGTGTCTCTACCAGTAACCTGACCTGCTTGCATAGCCTTCATAAGTTCCTGCAATCCGTCTCCTGCGTTTGTGTTCCCAAAAGAACCTGATACATCGTTCATAATATATTGAATTTGTCTGTTTCAAAATTTTTAAGACCAGTTTTTTATCAATTGCTTATGCACTATTTTTTATCGGTTTATTTTCGGTTTGTGTAATTTTAGTATCTCAACTCAATGTCAAACTCCTTTAAGAGATTTGTTGTTGCATTGTGCTCAGGTGAACCTTTTTGGGCAACGTCACCAAATGTTTCAAGATTCTGCGCAACGTCCAAAAGACCCATTTTTTGACCTTCGGATTTTGCGATATCAGAGTTTGCCATTACAACTTGTTTAAGCTGCGCCCTGTGTCCTTGATTATTCATGTCATAAACAGACTTGCCATCTTCTGACTTTTCAATCTCAGTATCAAATCTTTCTGCGAACTGAGTTGCATTTAAATGTTTTTGGCCCTTAGAAGCATTCGCTATCTGAGTAATTGCATCAGAAGCGTTCTTTAGCTCTTCGCCTCTTTCATCTAAACTTTTACGCAAAGACTCATTTTCTTCTTTCAAGGTGCCAACAACTTCATCGTAAGATTTTTTCATTTCTCCGATTGCTGAGCCAATAACACCAAACTTTTTATCAAAGGCAGTGAAAACTTCTGCAAGATAAGATTTGGAAATAGGCTCTTTTTCATTCGTTACTTCTCCACCTTTTTCTTCTTCGTGTACTTTTAAATAAGCTGCTTTTGCAACTTCAGAAGAACAACCAGCTTTTTCAAGCTCACCAACTACTTCATCTTTTTCTTTTTTGGAGTACATTCCCTTAGCCATTTTATAAGCTTCGTCTTCTGAAATGTTTTTATCTCCTTTCTCAATAGCATCAATAGACTTGTTAAGTGCTTCTAATGCTTGGTCAAATTTGTTTTCGTCAGTCATAACTTCTAATTTTTGAAATATTTTATAGGCTTTCTTTGCCTTTTCAATACTTATAGGGTAAAAGTATGAAACAATTTTAGAAACTGCCTCACTTTTGCTAATACTATTTTGTTTAATCTTTTTATTTTTGGTGTCTTTTTCTTCCCTATCTTGTTGAATTTCAGATAGTTTTTTTTGCCCACCTTCAACGGACTCCTTTTGTAGATTTTGATTGCCTTGTGCTGAAATAGCTTTCTCATAGCCCTCAATAAGCTTTCTATGCTCATCTACTGGTATTTCTTCTATTTCTGTGCCAGCCTTTCCGGATTCATTGTTTTCTTCTACATACGCCTTAAATGCATCATCTTCATCAATCTTGTTCCAAAAGGATTCAACTGACTTTACCAAGTCTTCCTCAACATCTAATTCTGCATCGGTTGATTTTGCAAGGTCGCACCAAGCTCCTCTATTTACTGGAATAGGGCAAACGGCAACTGCTGTAAGTTTTGATTTAGAAACTCTATTCTTATTAAAGGGATCTCTTTCAAGAACCTTTCCTTCTACTGAAAGTCCAAGCCTATTACCCCTCTTAGAATTTTTCAGAGCTTGCATAAGAGAATAGGTGGCTCTTGCCATTTTCACTTGAGGGTACAAGTAACCCTCTATATATAACTGATCTGTGTCCTTGTCAATTTTAGCAAGAGTGGGTTCTCCAATAATAGAACCTGCATCATCTTTTTGCTTATGATTCCAATTGATAAACTTAAATTCGCTTAAATCGAAACCCGCTGGGTCAAGGTATTCTCCTTGAGTGTCTTTATCTGGTGTGGACGCAATGCCCTTAATGAGCATTACTTCATTTCCTGCCTTATCAACTCCTTTCTCAAGGTCAATAGGCATGTGAAACTTAAAATTGTCTTTGTTCTCAAACACTAAATGAGTAATTAGCTAAATGAAGCTAACTCTATTGTTGAAATAACCTGTTTTTTCTTTTTTTTAAACTAAGTTTAAATTGGACTTAGTTATATCATTTTATGAAGATAAGGGAAAAATATTGACTTGAGCAAAAAACTTAAACTTAGTTTAAATTGAGGGTTCTATTTAATCTTTGTCTGCAAGTACCGTAAAAAGTTACTTATAGGTCATAAAAGCTGTTTAATTTCATCTAATGTGGAGGTGTTATCCCCACCCATAGGAGTGATTGATTCATCCCACCAGTCAGGCAATAGGTACTGATCGTCTCC